CAATGTCAGAAAGGTCACCTGTACTCTTTGGTATGGGACCTGAAGAAGACTTGTTCTCTGATTTCACAATGTCACCTGCTGACATGGAGTTTGAACTCATTGAATTGCCACAAGACCGATGGGACACTTACTTGAATATGATTTCTTCACATTCAAATATGACAAGTATACCTGGTCGTTGTTTGCGTTTGGCAATAATTGAAAAGAAAACTCAGAAGTGGGTTGGTTTCATTCGTCTTGGTTCTCCTGTTATCAATTGCAAACCTCGTAATGATATGTTAGGTCGTGTATTCACACAACATGAAAATGGCGCACAACGATTCAATGCTTGTGCTGCGATGGGGTTTGTTATCGTACCTGCACAACCATTTGGTTTTAATTATCTTGGTGGTAAATTACTGGCTGCTATATGTTGTTCGCATGAAGTTCGTAAGATGCTTGATGACAAATATAAAATGACAACCTGTTTGTTTGAGACTACCAGTTTGTATGGTAGTTCTAAGGCAGTATCACAATATGATGGTATGAAACCTCTGATTAGATTCAAAGGCCTAACTGATAGTGATTTTATGCCTATGTTACATGGCAAAATCTATAGTGACCTGAAAGATTACATTGAAGATATCATAGGTGAAGATTTGGCACCACAAGATGCATCCAGTCGTAAACTAAAGATATCTAATACAATGGTCAATCTTATTAAGGTTGCACTCAAAGGCACACCAGAAGGTGATAAGTTTAAGTTGACTATTGAAAACGCAAAGAATCTGAATGAACAGAAGCGATACTTCATTTCAGACTATGGATTTAAGAATATGATAGAATTTGTCAATGGTGATACAGAGAAGTTATTACCTGGTGAAAACTATGAGAAACATCATCTGGCCAATATCATTGAATGGTGGCGAAAGAAAGCAATGAATCGTTTTGACACATTAACAACAGAAAAGCGCATTAGGAATGAACAAGAAGTCTGGACAAATGGAACTGTGCTTGACATAATACGGTAGTTGTGATAGCATAAATACTCCAAAATAACGGAGTATTAATAATGACGCCAGCAGATTTAAAGAAGGAAGCAGGAAAAGGACCCTACAAAGGAATTCCTAGAACTCAAATCTTTAAACGAAAAATTATTGACAAAAGACCATTCACTTTAAATAATGGCCAAAAAGTGAATGGTACAAAATGGGACGAAAAGACACTCACTCTTTTAGTCGGTACTCGTAAGATTTCATTAAAAGAAATTAAAAAGGATCCCGACTTTGGTGGTGGCGGTTCTGGTGCAGGTGCTGATGTTACTGCTATTGTTGAGTGCGGCCAAGCACTTGTTTGTTCTTTGGTTTACAATGTGTTGAAACGCACTATTAAATGGGAAGATTTGACATTTGAAGACCTTGAAACTGCAATGACTTATTGTTATCTGTCCGATAATTTAGATACTATACTTGAGCGCTCACCTGCTGAATGGGTTCAATCATATGTTAAGTCTGCAAACATCTTATATAAAAACTATAAGATGAGTGGTACACCTGTATACTTTCATAGAGGTTCAGACTTTATGAATGAGGTGTATGCAAGTAAAAAAATCGTATATGATGCAGATAAGAAATCTGATAACCCACAAGCACCAGGTTCATTTTCAGATGACAAATGGAATCCAGGTGATATTTGGATGACAACATTAAAGAAAGTTCCAACAATCAATAGTGATTCTTGGTCTTCTTTAAACAAAGACATTTATGATTTTGCTCGTGCAAAGAAATTGGTTGGTGTTTCATTGAAAAAAGTTGGTGCAACTGCACACATTGAAGAATATAATGCATTAAGTGTAAAAGAAAATAAAGACTATCGTTATGGTGGTTTCCGTGTTACTTCTGCAAGCGAACGTGGTCCATTACCACCATTCTTCAATTCAATTGACCTTTATATGACAGTTGGAGAAAAAGAAATTCAATTTCGTGCCACATCAGGTGAAGCAAGTTGGCAAGGTGAAATTAAAGGTGCAACTGCCGCAGGTGGTAAAATTGGTGGCGGTAACGTAAACTTCTACCTTAAAAAATACACAGGCGAAGGTGTCTTTGACCGTGAAGAAAAAGAAGTAATTAATTTCACCAAATCAAAAGAGTTTTTTAAAGAGTTTTATCGCCTCTATAAAAAACACTTTGATGGTACAATCCTACCTTATGAAGATTTCGTCATCAATGCAAATTTAAAACAGAAAGAATCGGCTGGTTATTTGTTCTCTAAATACATAAACATGAAATTTATTGATATCTTTTTAAGTGTAAATGGACCCACTAGAAATAAAATTGCTACGGACTTTTTACGATATGCCGCTTCAAACACAGACCAAAGTTCCTTTTTTGTAAAAATATCCTAATATGAAATTCACACAATTTTTAACAGAAGCGAAAAAAGAAGGTGCTAACCTTCACCTAGAACACCTTGAAGATGAAATTCTCAATCGTGGTGTTCAAGGTGGTCGTGATGCAATTAACTTTTTACAATCTCTCCGAGATATGTTGGCAGGTCATTCATCGTCAAAAGTAAACACCACAACAAAGTGGGATGGTTCACCTGCAATCTTTTGTGGTATCAATCCAGACAATGGTAAATTCTTTGTTGGCACAAAAGGTGTATTCAATGCAAATGCAAAGTTGAATTATACTGATGCAGACATTGATAAAAATCATCCAGGTGAAGGTCTTAATGCAAAACTTAAAGTTGCTTTACGATATCTTCCAAAACTTGGTATCAAAGGTGTATTGCAAGGTGATATGATGTTTGCAAAAGGCGACCTCTCTGAGAAAACACTTGATGGCGAAAGTTATATCACATTTCAACCAAACACATTGATATATGCTGTGCCTTCTGATTCTAAGTTGGCAAAGACAATGCAGGCTGCACAAATGGGTGTTGTGTTTCATACTTCATACACAGGTAGAACATTTGCTGATATGAAGGCATCATTTAACATTGATATCAGAAATCTTACACCAACTAAAGATGTTTGGTTTCGTGATGCATATTTTACCGATGCATCTGGTACTGCATCATTCACAGAAGAAGAAACAAAACAAATAACTTCTATTCTTTCCTTTGTTGGTTCATTATTCAAACAAACAAGTGCAATGTCTATTGGTAGAATTTCTAATAGTGATACAATCAGAGAATACATTAAGACATTCAACAACACCAAAGTGCGTGAAGGCCAAAAGATTACTAATACTGCCGCACACACAAGAGAATTGCTAAAGTGGGTTGAAGAAAAACTAAACAAAGATATTGTTTCTGCAAAGATGGAGAAGACAAAGAGAGATAAGACAATGATTAAGAATGAAATCATGCGTACTCTCCGTGGTGCTGCAAACGATTTGAAAAATGTATTTGATATACAAAATGGCATGGTTGATGCCAAGAATATGATTATCAAAAAACTACAACAAATGAAACAAGTTACAAGTACATTCGTACAAACAGAAGACGGTTTCAAAGTGACAAATCCTGAAGGTTTTGTTGCAGTTGATAGATTGACAGGTAATGCAGTTAAGTTGGTTGATAGACTTGAGTTCTCTCACCTGAATTTTACTGCACAGAAAAACTGGAGTAAATGATGGCATATGATATAAATAAAATTCTAGCAGAATATGGTGATAACGATTTTGGTTTCTCTGCGGTATCAGAAGAAGAATATAATGCAGTCATTGCCGAAAAAGATGAGACTGTTGAAGAATACAAGGCAAGATTGATACAAGTAGAAAAACTTATTATGCCCTTTTTATCTAATCTTTTAAAGACGGCAGACAAACCATACATCAATTGGCCTAATCGTAAACCAATTCTTGAGGCTCAGATACAAAAGATTCTTACATTGACAAGAGGGTAATATGTTAGGTGCAATTAAACGTATAACAAAATCAAAAGGTGATGTGATTGCTCATACAGTTAAGAGCATACAAAATCCTCCAACGATTATGCAACATCGGTCTAAGCGTGACAGAGAACGAGAAGAGCAATTAAAGTATAGAGATATTGCTAAAAGAGAGAGTATGACAGAACAGGTGTATCGTGGTGATTGGGTAAGACATCCAGAGAATAACTTCATGATTGGTCAGATACAAAGTATTGACAAAGACCAAGCATTGGTCACATGGAAAAAAACTGACAAACGAAAGAAGGCAGTTTCATCAACGCACCATGTGAAAGATTTACAACATGCTAGGCGTGAATTTTCACAATTAAAACAACCGACTCATCACAAAGAAAGTGTTAGTCCAGATATTTTACCTAAAGCAGGTGCAGGTCAATTGGGTACGAATACATTGGCGAATACATATAAGAATGACACACCTGGACAAGGCCGTAAGATAAAGAGATTTAAAGATTATTAATTGATTGGAGTTATTATGAATGATATAGTGATTGGTAGTATTACTGGATATGATTTTGACAAAATTAAACCATGGGTGAACTCATTAGATAGCAGTGGTTTCACAGGTACAAAGGCCATGCTTTGTTATAATGTTTCATATGAAACAGTTGAAGAGTTAGTCAAACGAAACTACACCATCCTTGCTTTCAAAAAGGATGAGAAAAATAAAAGATTTGTATACAGAGATGACTTCTCAATTGTAGTTGAGAGGTTTCTGCATCTATGGTATTTACTGAAACAATATGAAGGTAAGTATCGATACATTCTCACAACAGACGTTAAAGATGTAATTTTTCAATCCAATCCTTCTACTTGGTTGGAAGAAAACATGGATGAAGCACAAATTAATGTTGCATGTGAATCAATCAAATACAAAGATGAAGATTGGGGCAGTCACAATCTTATGAAATCTTTTGGTCCGTTGATTCACGACCACAACAAAGACAGATTGGTTTATAATGCAGGCACAATCTCTGGCAAGTTTGATACCATGCTTGATTTGTTTTTGAATCTTTATATGATTTGTAATGGCACTTCACATCATATAGAAGGTGGTGGTGGACCAGACCAAGCCGCATTGAATGTATTGTTGAATATGAAACCATATAGAGACATTACACGATTTACTGCCTCTGAAGAAGGTTGGGCTGCACAGTTAGGTACAACTGGTCCACAAGTTGCAGGCAAATATGGCAGCAGGCTGGTTGAAAAGACACCAATTTTAGTAGATAATACAGTATGTACAAGTGATGGTAGACCATTCGTATTAGTACATCAGTATGATAGAGTACCTGAATGGAAAGAATTGATTGAGAAAAAATATGCGTAATGTAATCTTCTGCCCTGTCGGCATTCCACTTAACTACCATGATGCATATGATAGAGATAATCATTGGCGCAAAACAGATGGTATCAAAAGAAACTATGAAACAATTGTATATCAATACAAAGACTTTGATATTGAACCGAACTCATATGACCAGTTGATTAAAGATACTGGTTTCAAATGGGACTTAGCAAAACATTTCCTTGATACATTTGATTACAAAGATTATGATTACATTGGATTTTGGGACGATGACTTAGTTACTGATATTCAAAGTGTGAATCGTGCATTAGAAATTGCAACAAAAAAAGATATTAAGATGTTTCAAATGTCTACTATTGCAGGCTCAGAATCTACGCACCGAATTCTACATCAAATTCCTGGTTACAGTTACAGTCTAACAAACTTTAATGAAGGTATGGGTAATTTCTTTCATTCATCATTGATACCTATTCTGTTAGATTTTTGGAATTACCATGAAGTTAAGAGTGGATGGGGATTTGATGTTGTTCTTGCACCAATCACAAAACAAAGAGCGGGAGTGATGCATGAAGTGTCAATGTATCATCCAAATAGACCTAGTTACTATGACAAACCTGCAGCCTTTGCTGAGATGGAAAAAATACTAAGTGAAGTTTATCCTAAATTTATGAAGGATAGATATAATGAAGAAGGCGGTGCTTATAGAGAACCGCAAACTGAATATGAATTTACATTTAAGGTATAATTATGGAAATTATTAATGCTAATGCGATAATGAAAAAGAAGAAAACTATTCCTGAAGACAAGGTACAGGGTCGTAGTTACACAAGTAACCATGTGAAGTTATTGAAGCACATGGATAGATTACAGTTGATTCAAAAAGGTGAAAGGCCAAAACCTGTGATGTTTCATATGTCACCTGCAAACCCTTGTAATCTGACCTGTTCTTTTTGTTGTTTTGCCAATCGAACAATGAAAGAGATGTTGACGCTTGACCAAATGAAATCTGCAATTGACCAATTCGCAGACCTTGGTGTTCTAGGTATGGAGTTTACAGGCGGTGGCGAACCAACATTGCATCCACAGTTAGACAAGG